CTTTCCAATCTGATTGACGAGCTTCTAACAATTTGCCCTGGTAAGCTTCCTTACCTTCGGCCATACGAGAGGCATGCATCAGTTGTGCTTCTGACATTGCCATTTTCGTCTTCTGCTTGTTCTCATAAATTTTTGAACCTGCAGAAACGGCTAATTTAATTGCCGATAACCACATAATTAGTACGCTTTAGAGTTTCTTCTTTTTTCTGCTAACATTCTTTTTTGACCACCAACTGGCATTTCAGGTTTTCCTGTACCAATGTAGTTAAAAGCTTGGTCGGCAGTAGTTTTAGATCTAGGATCTACCTCGATACTTTGCTCTGCAACCTTAATTTCTTTTATTTTGTCTAGTTTTTGCATTTTTTACTCCTTTTTATTAATTATCATCTACCATAACTTGCGCTTGTTGTACACCGCTCTTTGCAAGGCTAACTCCCGCACGTAATTTAGCTAAATCTTCGTTTTGATCCATCTTATCTTGAGCTAAATCTTTTGCTTGCATTAATTTTGCTCTTGCAAGGTCTTGTTGAGCCGTATCATTGTCTTTTTTACGCTCATTTTCCATAGCACGTAGGTCAACTTCTCTAGATTTTAGTTTTAAAAGAGGATCATTGTCAAATTGTGATGTAATTTGCTTCTCTTCTTTCATATATTCCTCTGTCATCTCTGCAATCAGTATTGCTTTTCTTGATTCTATTTGATTTGTAAGTGCTTGAAGCTGCGCTTGTACTTGTGGATTCGTTGCTGCTTGTTGTTGCATCATCATCATTTGTTGTAATTGCTCTCTAAACTCTAATTGTACCTGTTCTTGAGCCATTAAACTAATGTGTTCTAAAATATTTTTTTGTATTGCAGCCATAACCTGTGGATTATTTCTTACAATGTTAGTTGACATAAAATTTAAGTGAGCTGTCATATGTGCTCTATGATCTTGACCTGGAAACGCTTGAAAAGGTTTACCACCTAAAGCATTTATGTGTTCCATACTTGGGTCCATTGGTGCAGTTGGTGCTGGTGGTGGCAATACTGCGTCCACATTTTTAACACCTATTGCTTCATACATATTTCGATAGATTTGATACATGTTATGCAACATAGGATTTGAGGTTGCTATCTGTAATTGTGTTTGTGCTAATGTAATTCTTTGCGACATAGAAAAAATATTAGGATCAGCTACTGGCACAACATCTATTCTGTCATCAAAATCTGTTTGTTTAATATTTCTTGCACCGCCGACTACGTCATATGGATAATCTGGTGGTAAATATTGTGAAACGACTTTTGATAAAAGTTTAAATTCATTTTTCATTGCTGCATAACATCTTTTATGAATTGCAGACATAACTCTTGAACCACGTTCAAGAAGTGCAACTGTTGTTCCAACAGCTGCTGCTTGGTTACCATCGCCCACTTGCATATCAGCAATAGCCGCGAATCTTTGACCAGCTTGTACAACAATACCTAATAAATTTAATAGTGTCTGTGATGGTTCTTTGTATGGTAATGGAAAGAATGCATCACGTAATGATCCACCCGGTGCATCAACATCTTTGAACTCACCTGGTTGTATTGGTGAAGCTTCATCTCTGACTCTAACACCTCTTTGTTTAAAACCAGCTGGTAAGTTTGATAAAGTTCCTGCGTCTAATAATTGACGGAGAGCCGCCGTTGCCGTACGACTCAATCCGCCAATCATATGAATGAGTCCAAAGCCATAAAATCCAAGTCCTGGCAGAAATTTGAAGTGGACGAAATATTGAATTTTATTTTTCTTTAGATCATTGGGCGCATAGTTTCTCCGTATGGAGAGTACTACTCGGCTGCCTTCTTCTACAGTTACTATGTAGGGCAATTTTACTCCTGTCGGTTGGTTATCGCCACCGATTTCTTCAAAACCTTCTAAGTCTAAATTTACATGACACTCTAATAAAGTATAGACTGGTTCTTGTTTACCAGTTTTTTTAGTGCCATCTAACTCACGTTCTTTTTTTTCTATAGAATTCTGTTCTACATTACCTGGCGGTGATAGTTCTACATCTCTATAGAAACCAGATACTTGTTGTTTTCTTAATTCGTTTTCAGACATTTTAACAACATGAATAACGGACTCTGCATCATTTAAACTTGTTGCGGTATACGGAACAATTAATTCATCTGCTGGTACAAATTTAGATACTACTCTTGCAAGGGGCACATCATAATAAACTTTTTTAAAAGTAGATCCTGCAAGTGGTAAATGAAATAACATAGAATCAAACTCTGCTTCATACTCTTTCATTTGATCCATAATTAAATAATTCATATAATCTTTAACACGATTTGCTTGTTGCTCTGTCGCTGGGTTTTTAATACCAATAATCTGTGTTCTTACTGGTCCATCTGCTGGTAATAATTCTTTGTATGCTTGAGCTTGAAATTGTGTAACAGCTTCTGCTAAAACTGGGTGCGTTGCACCTGAAGCTCCTTGAAATGGTTCTGTTCTGTTTTCATATTTAAAACCTAAAAGATCTAAACCTGTTTTATAAGACTCTTCCCATTCTTTTCTTGATGATTTATAATCCATGTAGTTATTAACCATGTCAGCGCCAACTGGCTCTAAAACATCGTCTGGTAAAATATCTGCTAAATTATCAAAATGATTTTCTGTGCCCGGTATGTTTATAGCTCCTGGTTCGAAGTCTAATGTTGCGCCACCATCTTCTTCAGGGATAACTTCTACAGGTCCTTTTAATTCTTCTGGTTCCTGAACCGTAACCTCTTCTGTTATTTCTTCTTCCGAAGGAATATCAATTTTGGTTCTAGTGTTCGGGAGTCCTTTATCTATATCTGCCATTTATACTCCTATCTATTCCTAACACGTTTTAGTAATGAAGGCAACCCTTGTGGGTTAGGGCCTCTTACTGGTGGCCTGCCTGACGGATCTCCACCTGATAAACCTGCAATACCACCGTTTGCAAAATCATATAAAGGCGTTGGTCTTACAAGCTCTCCACCAAAAATGCCTGAAGCACCATAAGCTTGTTCAGGACTAAATTTTTGAGCAACTTGAGATGGAAGCATTCCTCTTAATTTATTTCGTTCTTCTAAGAGAGGTCGTGATTGATAAAGATTTTTATTATCTGGATCAAAAAATCTTGCTATTTGAGTATCTTGAAGAATTTCTTCTAAAGAAGCTTCGGATAAATTTTTTTTTCCAACCTTTAAATTTTTATCAAGTGTAAAAATTTCTGGTGGTCTTGGAAACATTTTTAAATTTAAATCCATTTGACTTGGTTGTTTTGGAAACATACGACCAGGTTCTGTATCCATATAATCACGTATCGCAGGCGTACCTTCCATCTGATTTTTTAATGATTGTTTTGTATAAGTTGATTTAGCCATCTGTGCGTCTGCAATTTCTTGTGCTTTTCTATCTATAAATTGCACTATATTAGGACTAACATAATTTTTTTGTAATTCTTGTTCTGCTGCTTGCAGTTGTGCTTGTGTGTTTTTTATGTAAGAATTTAAATCACCAACATAACCCTCACCACCCTGATCAGTTATATCTTTAAGATATGTTAATTCTTTTTGTAAAGAATTTACTTTGGATTGACTATTTCTAAATTTATCTACAGCTAATTTATCTGTAGCGTATTCACCAAATTTTTTTGCCTCTATACCTGACGTAAAATCAGTTGCACCAAATGTAACTGTATCTATAGATTTTAAAGCAGCATCAGTTGGTTTTTCACCTAATAAAGTTCTACCCGCAGCCTCTGCTCCTACAAAAGCTATTTCTGGTGCTACGCCGTATTTCATTACTGTTCTTCCAACTTTTCCAATTCCTTTTGCTGCATCAGTTAAAAGTTGTGTGTCAATAGAGCCGCGTTGATTTGTTTTTTTAATGGGATTTATAATATCTATTAATTCGTCAGGAATTTTCATATTTTTCATTGTTCTATAAATGTGTGGAAATTGACCTGTCTTACTATCATACGCCACACCCATATCCGCACCTATTCTACCAACACTTGGAATATCAACTCTTACATCTATTGATTTTAAATAATCAGAAACTTTTTTTAATTTTTCAGTATCACCATAAAACTTTCCTTTTTTCTTTGTTTTAGGATTTATTCCAAAAAATCTATCCACTTGTCCTTCAATAAAACCGCTATTAAATTGACCAGGCATTAGATTTAAATTAGTTGGATACTTAGTTGAACGTTGTGCTTTTTGAATTTTATTAATATCAAACCTATCAAAAATTTTTCCTTGTTTAGCTAAGTTTTTATAGTAGTCATTGTTTAATATATTTCCTTTTGAATTTGTTGTTCTTCTTATAATATCTGCATTTTCATCAAGTCTAGTTTCCATTCTTTTTTTAATTTCTTGTCCAAACTCTGTGTTATTAATAGCATCAGGATTATTTATAAAATAATTATTTAATTTTTTCTTTTGTTTTATAATTTTATTATAATTTACAAGATCTTGTCCACTAGCACCTTTTGTTCCAACCGCTTCTCTTTCTGCTCTTACTTTTCTTGTTTTTTGTTGAGATGTTTTTATTTCTTCATCAGTAAGTCTTAAACCACCCCTTCCAAACTCTGTACCTCTTAGTGATCTTATTTTAGGATCTACTTTGCTTTTAGGTCTTTTTGAATTTAGTTCTAATAAATCTGCTTCTGATCTACCTGTTATCCTCATTAAGTCTTTAAATAATTCAGAATCAGGTCCTGCTTCGATGGCTTTATTAAATTTACCTAAATATTGTTGAGGGACTTTTCCACCAAGGTCTGTTCTAGTTTGACCTTTTCTTTCTGCTGCTGCAATGGTGGCCGGCTCTAGTTTTGTTTTAAAATTTTTAAAATCTTGTTTTTCAAAAGTATCATCAACTAAGTCTTTTAATATTTTTTCTGCTTCTATTTTATTAAAATTTATTTTTGTTTTTATATTAGCTTTTGTTAATTGTTTTCTATCATTAATTAATTTATTTATTTCTTCTTCAGTTCCAAACTGTGTTCCAAAAAAATTATCGGGAAAATTTGAAAGTTTAGGTTCTTTTGCTCTGATTGATAGTCCTGGAAATTTAACTTTATATTTACCTTTTTGAGGACCGTCAGTAACTAACTCTCCTTTATAAAACCCAATCCGTCCACCATCAGCGTTAGGTCTTCTAAATGTTACATCAAAGTCTTCTAACGTCTCACCGGGTCTAAGAATTGAATCTGGTGTTTGATCTAGATCTGGAGTGTTAACATTATCGAGTTGAGCTACTTTTATTTTACCAGGGCGAGTTAGATACGCCATCATTTGTGCTCTATCTTTTGGATGCATTACTCCCCTAACATTCCAGCTAGTCCGCCTGATGCAAAGTCGTCAGGTTCTGGACCAGGTCCATATTTAGTTTCTAAATACTCTGCTTGTTCCATTTGGTCTTCAGTAAATTTTTGATAGTCTTCTTTTTTCTTTTTAGCTTTTGCAGCTTTATCACCAATTAATTTTTTACCAGTTCCAAACTCCTCTAGTGTACTAACGTCTTGCATTAAATCATCAACATTATTAACTATACGTTCACCATCAAATTCTATATCAGCATCTTCTGGCCCACCAACAGATCTTGGTTCTGCTTCACTTGCTTCAAATGAAGATTGTGTTTTACGACCTACCGTATTTTTGTATTTACCTTCAATGACAGGTTCAATTACTTCACCTTCTCTAACAATTAAATCTACTTGATCAGGGTCATTAGATGCTCTTCTAATATTTCCTTTTTCATATGGTTTAGTTTCATCTATTCTCATTTTTGCTCCATAATTAATTCTAACTGAACCATCATCTAAATCTCTATAAACAGTAACTTCTTCTGTTGGACTTATTTGTTTTGTGTTAACTTGCATTCTGTCTTTGTACGCAAATTGTTTTGTTACATCATCACCCTCTCGTATAACTTTGTTAACAACTGAATCAAACCATGCTGGTTTACCTGCAACTGGTGGTGTTGTTACAACTTGTGGAACTTTATTTGCAACTTTTGCAACTTTAAAAAATTTACCAACAATAGGTAATGCTGCTAGGCCACCTGCTATTTGCAAAAATTTTCTTCTGGACATGCCATCTTTCAAACCAACACGTCCGCCTGTTGCAAATGTTTCGTTATCTGCATCTGGATCAAAATCTGCTGGTTCAGCGTCGTAATTTGGATCATCAGCGTCTCTTGGTTTTTGTTTTTCTACCATGTCTTCAAAATCTAGTTTTAATTCTAAATCATTTCTTTGTTCATCTAGTTTATTAAATAAATCATCTGTTTCAAAATCTTCAACACCTCTTTGTTCTAATTGAAGTTTTCGAGCTTCTATTTTATCGTCAAGTTTAGAAATCTCATCTCTTAATTTTTTCTTACGTAAGTTACCAACTGATTGTTTATTTTGTGCACCTAACTTTTCAGCAATTCGTTTTTCAAATTCTTTTACTTGAAAGTTTCTTTTTGATAGACGATCATACGCTTTACCATAAATATCTATTTTTTGTTTTGTATCAAGATCATCGTAAACTAAACCCATTCGCTCTGCTAAATCTTCTGCAACAAGTTCTGCGTTATATTTAGTATCTCCTTTTGCAAATCCTGGTGATGAATTTTCAATTGCATCGTCGATCATTTTAGTATCGTCAACAGCCTTACCACCCATAATCTTAGATCCTTTAGGTATCTCTTTACCTTGCATGTCAAGAATTTTTGCAGACTGTGTGCCTCTAATTCCAGTTTGTGTTGTAGGTTGTTGTAATTGTTCAAACACCATCTCAACCTGTCTTTGTTGATCGTCTAAATATTTTTGTTGATTTTTTGTAAGTTGTGCACCAGAAGTTTTAGCTTCTTCTCTTATAGCTCTAAGTGCTCCACCCATTTTATTAACGTCTTGAAAAGATTGAAACTCAAAATATTTTACGACTTGAGGTAATTTACCTAGACCAAAAAATGCTTTTATGACTGACACTATTTTTTACCTTTACGCATCTCAACTAATTGACTTGCTCTTAAGTTTCTGTATCTACCAGTACGTCCTATTCTTGAATGAACATCTACATCACCTGGATCAATTTTTCCTTTTACTCCCGGAACTCTTTTTCCATGTCTAGTTCTAGTTTCTATTTTTTTGCCTAATTGTTTTTCAGATCCTGGTCCTGGAAAATTTTTAGATTTTTTAAGAAGTTCTTTTCTACCTTCTAAAAAAGCTTTACCATAACCTTTAATTGCCTTACCAAGATCTATAGTTTTTTTTATTTTTCCCATTAGTAATATTTCCTCTTTGGTTTCTCTGCCTTTTCGTCTACGTAATCTTCAGGGTGACCGATCAGACCGCCCTGCCTGAATCGCATAATCGCTTGTGTCGTAGAATCCACAAGGTCATCATGATCGCCATATGGGAATGCCGCGCATTCTTCCATGACCTCCTCAGCAAATTTTTGCTCAGGACACCATATCATACCAGATTCAAATAAAGGTGCAACTGCATTTACACGAGCATGCTTATCGTTTCCTCGTGAGGGTGTGAAGTTAACAACTGGTATATCCATTTGCCTAAGCTCAGCTGTTAATGGCAAACCTGATGCTTTTGCTTCTATAATAACTGATTCAGGCTGCCAGTATTTATATTGATCAAGGGCCAAGCGCCTTAGTTCTGGGAACTCGTACCGACCTTTAATAGCATCCAATAATATTAAATTAGCTCCTTCATCCTCTGACGGATAGAAAATACCCCAAGTCGTAATAGCACTATAGTCCGCAGTTTCTTTTTTAAGAAACGCTGTATCGTAAGATTGTATAACATGATGCAGATGTGGAATGTTTTCACTAT